TGCGGATAGGCGTAATTTAAACTCTTGCTCATCATTGTGTTTGCCCTCGCTGTTTAAGCAACTCACGGTCCATGGCCGATTGAATACGAGCCGCCGTCTGCTCTTCCTGAGACTGCAACCGCTGCTCGAATTGCCGTCCGCGCATCTGCTGGTTCTGCGCATCCAACTCCAGCTTGGCTTGATCGATCTGCGTATCCGCTTGATCTGCCGCCGCCTTCTGTTGCAACTCTTGCTCTTTAAGCTGAACCAATGGATCAGGAGCGCCAGCACCCGATAGCTGACCAGACAAGTCTTTAAGCTGCTGTAAGCCTTCCGCAATAAACTGAGCCGTCATTTGCTCGACCTGAAGCATTTGCTCCTCGTCCGCAGGCTGACCACCCTGTTGCTGAACTTGCTGCAAATACGCAACCGCCGCTTGCTCGCGGGCCGCGATCTGTACATGCTCCATAACGTGCTTCTGAACGGCAATCGCTACCGGAGGCATACCGCCCACAATCGGAGAAGTGCCAAACAACAAGTGAGCCGTAATGTGCGCCTGATGGTTCTGACCCTCAAACGCCTTCAACGGCAACATGTCCAACGCATTGATGTTCTCTTGCGCCGGATCAACAGGCTCATCCGTATCCGCCGGGACTGACTTCAACAAACGATCCGTGTCCGTAACACCCAAAGCGTCATACATGTCGCTAAACACTTCGTGCATGTTGTGTATCTCAGGAGCCTGAGACGCCAACTGCAACTTGGTCTGCGCCAACATAATGCGCTGCGATTGACTGAACACATTCGGATTGCTGACCGGTATAACATCTACCCGACCATCAAAATCCTCGCGCATGATCGTCTCATCACCGCCCGGAACCGAATACGGGTACTCCTGCGGCAAACTCTCCGACATAACACGAGCCAAAATCTTAAACTCTTGGCGCATCGCGTAGTGCAAACGCTTGTGTACCGCACTCATAACACGAGAGCCCTGCTCCATCATAGCCATCGTTGTGCCGACAGCCGCGTTCTCGTTGCCATCTCCAACCTTCAAGTCTGTAATCGTCGCAAACCGCTGACCAGCCTGAACAACAAAGCCCAACAACTGGAACAACGTCTGATCCGGACCCTTAAAGGGCAACGGCATAAGACTATCGCGGATAGCCCCACCCGGAGCATCCACATCGCGGAACTCACCGGGCTGCAACGGTTCATCATCGTCTCTGATCCGTAGTCCACGGGCCTTGAAACCCGCAGGGAGGTTGGACAACGTACCCGCGTCAATTAACTGCCGCAGTGCCGAAGTGGCGGTCCGTGACAGACCCCCAATCGTATGTATCAAACCAAGGCCGTAAAAACCAAACCCCGGCAAAAACTTAAAATGCGTAAAAAATTGTATCTTCTTTTTCCGCTCATCGTCCTCGGTCCAATTCCGACGAACAGACAAAACCTGCCCGTTGTCCATGGAAAGCGTAACAATATAAGGGACCCGAATGCCCGTAGGCTCGCCGTCCTCGTCAAGCTCCTCATAACCCTCAAGGTCCAAATCAACGTGACACTCAAGAATCGTACAGTCGTAATCAACCGTACCCGGCTGAATGCCGTCAATGCGATCTATCTCGCCCTCAACGCCCGTAACCTCCCGCTGCGCGGGAATAACGTCAACATCATCCAAATAAATCCCCGCAAGCTGACGCTTACGCAAATCATTCAAAGACATCCGAACAACCTGAGTAATATTAGGACACGTCTCAAGATCAGAAGTTTCATACGGAACAACTAAATTCTCCGCAGGAACAAACTTACTGACCGCACGGCCCAGAGCCTCATCGTAATACGTCTTCTTAAACGTCGAACCAGCAAGCGGTAAATAAAACAGCATCTGGTCCATGTCCGGAGTGTAATCCTCCATGACATTCGTAATATAATAATTCATAAACTGACGGACACGCTGCGATTGAGCAGCCTTGGCCCGCGTCTCTTGGCCCATAACAACAGTACGAACAGGACCGCTAGACGGCAAAAGCTCATTAAAAGCCTGCGCCTGAAACTGTGTGGCAGCCTCCGCAAGCAACGGATGCGTAACACCCGAGGACCCACGAAACGGCTGCGTCCGCTCCTCGTAGTTAAAGCCCAAAAGCTCCAAACCACTCGAATACGCATCCTCCCAGTCCTGACGACTGGCCTTGTTCGCGTCATACTCGCTCAATAAATCACCCGCAATGCGCTGCAATTCACGATCCGGCATCTCTTCGGCCAAGTTGGCATAAAAATCCATGTCCTCGCCGCGCTGGTCTTGGGGATCGAAATCAACCTCAACACCGCCGTCGTCAGTCTCACTGATTTCTATCTCGCCAACGTCCTCGGCACCAATCATAGCCATAACGTCGTTCTGTGAATCAGGAAGCTCAATCTCCATCTCAGCCTTTAAGTCATCCTCGTCAAGCTGCGCAGGGACATTGTTGTCCATTAAACTACCCGAGTAACCATTTATTTCTTCAGCCATGTAATCCTCCTATTTGACCAACCTAAACGCCGTAATTACGGTACTTACGAGGAGATATCCCCATAACGCCTCTAGTCGTGTCAAAATAACCTTCCTCGTTGCGAGGGAAAAAAACATCCGGACCCTCAGACGGTGATTTAAAGTTCCGTGGGGCGCGAGGCTGATCCGCCGATGGCGTCATACGATCCTCCTGCGAACGTCCCATTATCTTATCTAACTGCTTAAATATCTCAGCGTCAACCTGCTGGGTTAGCTCCTCAACAGTCGCGTCTATTCCAGCCTTCATAAATATCTGACGACCAATCGCGTTGTTGCGCTGGTCCATAGCAACGTCACGCTTGTTCTGACCACCACCCATAATAATCGGCGCAAAACGATCCATAAACTCACTAAAGTTTCCAGCACTCTCCGCAGTCTCAGGACCATACTCCGACGCCATAACAGCCGAACCTAACAAATGACCCCGAGCATCCTCTAACTCAGGATACGTCGGTAAATCACGACGGCCCTCGGGCCGCGCATGACGGACTTCTTCAGAATAAAGGTCCAAATCGGTAGGTATTATCTTCTCGCCCGTCTCCTCGTCAAAGACACTCGGATAGCCGTACTCGTCAATTAATGTCTCCATAAACTCAGGGGAGGTGCCGCCAACACGGCCAGACTCACGTAAATCTTTCGTGACGTTCTTTCCACGTATCCGGTCCATGATAAGGGACCCTAAACCTTTTTGGTCCTCAAACTCCGCAAGCTCTTCTTCAGACATAACAGGCGCATCGTCGCCCACGGGGCCCCTGAGATCAGCAAACTCAGGCCGCGGGCTTTGTGACCCCGGTGCCGTGCCCGTCAACGTTTCTTCCAAGTACATAGGACTGCCGCCCGCCTCGAAATACATCACGTCGTCAAAGCCGCCAGCCCCAAGATTTACCGCAGTACCATACATTCAGACGCCCTTCATCTAATAATACAATCGCACTTTAGCAGAGTTTTCTTCATCTTCCCAGTCATCTGTTGGTAATTGTACAAAATTACCTTGTCTATAGCGCATAAGTGCCTGCGTCATACTATCTACCAAGTCGTCATGCTCCCCATTCGGGAACGCCGCAACCTCCTCAATTAACTCCTCCGCCCACATCTCGTCAGGAGCCCAAACCATCCCAGCCTCAAATAATGGCGCTATACTATGCGCCCGAGTAATCTTGTCATTACCACGACTTGGAGTGAAATTCACAACAGGAATCCCCATAGCACGTAACTCCTGCGTCAAAGGGGTCCCAGAAGCCTTCGCCTCAACAATAACCGTGTCAGGCTCCCAAAATTTATAATTTTCTAAAGCCTCCTGCTTTAACTCAGGAAAATCCCAACGCCCTTTCTTAACATCCAACAAAATTAAATTAGGCCCAGAACCACCCTCATTCGGATAAAATACCCCCCACGTCGTAATCGCACTAAAGTCAGCAGTCTCCCGCTTACTAAAAGCCGTATCGTAACTCTGAATAACATATTCCAACTGAGGAACCTTATCCTGATCCCAAACACGCCACCACTCGCGCTTGATAATCGCATTCTCCTCACCCGTAGGATTTTGCTGATATTGCGCATTCCACTTGCTCGGAGGAATAGAAGCCTTAACCGCAGTCAAATCCTCCAAACTCCAATACTCAGGCCAACAAGAAGTCCCGTCCTCAAAAATAGCAGGTAATTCAACAACTTCCCACTGATCCGCAGAACCGTCCTTCGCTTGAGCCCGCATCAACTGACCCGTCATGTCCTTCTCAGACCACCGCGTCTGAACCAAAACTATGCTCCCACCCGGCTGTAAACGCTGCCTCGGTCCACCCGTGTACCAATCCCAAGCGTCCTCAAAACCAGTGTTGCTCATCGCCGTCTGCTCAGAATGAGGGTCGTCAATGATAATTAAATCACCACCACGACCAGCTAAGTTCGAACCAACACCAACAGCATAATACATCCCGCCAGAACTCGTGTCCCAACGACCACTCGCCTTACTGTCAGCCGCCAGCTTCACGCCCGGGAACACATCCTTGTAATCGTCACTCTCAATCAAATTCTTCGTCTTACGACCAAAGTTAACCGCTAACTCCGTCGTGTGCGTAGCCTGAATGATCTTCATCTTCGGATTACGGCCCATCATCCATGCCGGAAATAAATAACTCGCAAACTCACTCTTCGTGTGCCGCGGAGCCATGTTGATGATAAGTCGCTTTAAGTCGCCATTTGCAACCCTTTCCAACTTCTCAGCAATAATCTTATGATGACGGCCCGCAATAAAATCAGGCCAAACAGTTTTTACAAAAACTAAAAAATTATTTTGGCACTCCTCATTCTTCATGATCTGAGCCAAACGTAACTCTAATTTTAATTTTTTATCCTCTAACAACGAATTTTGAGCAACGTTCATGGGGGACCCTACTTAATTTATGGTACGCGGTTCACGGCCAATGTTTCACGTGAAACATATGCGATATTACGGGCTATTATAGGACAGTTAGGGCTCGTTGGAAATAACTAATGAATATTTGTGAGAAACATGGCCCAAGCCCTCGGTACGCAAACCCCGGGCCGCGGGTTTTGGGCTGGTTTTTTGGCGCGAAAACTGTGGTTTTTGACCCGATATCCGGGGGACCCGGGCGAATTGCCGGGGATCGCGGGCCGTGGCCCGGGGTCCAGCTGCGCGGGTTTTGATGTCGGACCGGGGACGGCTGCGCGTTAATTTTTGCCCGGTGGGCTCGGTTAATTGGCACCGGCTGCGCTCTAACTGCCACCGGCTGGGGATCGCTAACCGTCACCGGCTGGGCCCGGTCCAGCGGCCGGGGATCTCGGCCCGGTAGGTTTGGGCGGTACGCCGCGGGCCTTGGCCCGGCTTGTTTCACTGTTTAACTCTGCGCAAAAGAAAAGGCCCGCGCAATGGCGGGCCTGATCGTCGTTGTGGGGGCTGTGAGGGTGTTACACGTGAGCGATGCTGATTGTGATGTCACCGTCGCGTATCATGTCCTTGACCTCACTGCGAACCGTGTCCGTTAGGTTGCCGGGGTCTTCTAAGTTGTCCAGCCGGTCCTCGATGTCGGAAATAGCGCGGCAATCATTAACGGCGGCGTCAATCATCTTCTCAAGCTCGGGTTTAAAGATGGCCAGCAAGGCGGCGGCGGCTTCGTCGCGCTGGGTGCGTATGCTTTGAATTTCACCGCTCATTTGCTGGGTGCTACGTTCCAGCCGTTCGCCGTAGTCGCGCAAGTTTTTCATGTCATGCGCTGCGGCGTCGAGATCGTGCGCAAGGTCGGTCTGATCGGTCAGGCGAACATTACTTGCGATTGCGTGTAGGTGGTCGGGGTTTGTTTTTAGTTCAATCATGTTTTCTACTCCATAGAAAAGGTTAACGCGGCTTGCCCGCCGCTATGCGATAATATGCGTTAATTTAATAGAAAGTAAAGGGGGCACAAAAAAGGCCCGCACAATGGCGGGCCGGTGTCTTATTATATAGCGTGGGATTAATCAAACCGGGCGATTTTATAAGGTCCATCTAATCCGATGCGGACCGCCGCGACGCCGTAGTCATAAACATAACAGAAAACGCGCCCTTCAAAACCAAACCGGGCCAGCGGTGCAAGTGGTGCGTCTTCGTCGTTATCCGCCTGATATGTCCCATTGTGGTATAGTGTCCCCTTCCAAGGATAAGACCCAAACCCGCCCATCTGATAAGCGTTATACATACCGGCGCAAACGTTTTCCAGCGTCAAACCGGTCTCGCTATCTTTTGCAAAGTGGCAGGCCTCAAGGAAAAAGTCGGGGA